CTATACCTTGCCTCATCCGTGAGGGAACTGCACCTAGTCTCCCTTCGCAGCCGGGTCTCAGGCTGCACGCATCCACTAGGGGATACGTCCCTCCCACTTAGAAAATGGGAGCTTTCCTGGTCTTGATGCGGACGGACACAGGACGTCCTGCACGCTGAAGGTGATCCCTATCAGTGGTGAGGATGTCTCTCCACCAGTCAGTCGAGTTGCCCGGCAAGGCATCTCTCTGACTCCAAGGTGACGGCGATCCTTCGCCGTTGGCCTTGTGCAGGAACCACTTCATCAGGGCCCCAACGTCATCCAGCTCAGAAGCTGGTAGCGTTGAACTGAGAACCACACCCTTAGCCAAAGGGATGTGGAGATCAGGGTCATGGTACTGAGCCTGGCAAGGCTCATACCCATGACGGCCAAGAAGCGGGGAATGCTGTACCACCTCGCCGGCAGAACCCCTCTCCCACTCAACAAATGGGAAGGGAATGAGAGAAGTTATCTCCCTGTCGAGGTAGTCAACAGTCTCAAACAGGCTCAGATGAAACATCTGATTCCTGAGCGAAACCGTTGAAGCGATCGCTTCAGCGTCCAGTCTGCTCTCCGGGAGGAAACTACGTACACGAGCAATGGAAACATCAACTCCATTGTAGTAGTCCTTTCCACAACTCTCTCTGAACTTGCCGGTCCAGAAAGACTTGTTGTGGTTCACTCGAAGACCAAAATCTTCAAGTGCCCGAAGAACGGATTGCACGTAGTCCACGGGGATCACGATATCATCCCCGTAGACGCGCACCTTGCCATACAGAGACTTAACGTCCTGCATGGTCAGGCGTCGGTTGAGGCTCTGTTCTACTCCTACGAAGATGATCGTCGCGAAGACGATTGCTTCCATGGGGAAACACAGAGCCGAACCCATAGACGCGAACTTGGCTAGCCTGAGATCAGGTATGCCTTGTCCACCAGCCTTCCGGGACCTCGTTGCGTCTACCGCCTCCCGTAGGAAGCGATGATTAGCTAGAAGGAGCCGTACATGCTGGTTGGAGACCCTGTCCGAAGCCTCACTCAGATCAAGTGTGGCGAGAGCTCCAGTAATGGAGCCCTCAGCCGCGAGCCGTTGGTTTGGCTCTTGGCTTTCGAACATCACGAGATGACGCGTTTGGCTAAAGCGCTTCATCTCTTGCACCATCACCGAGAGAACCCCCTGCTGCATGTACTGCATACAGGTAGGTTCGACGGCGATGATTCGTGGGGTCTTCAGCGTCTTCGGGACAGTGATCACCTTTACAGGGATCTCATCCCGAGGTTCCAGGATCCTCACGCGGTTCGTCCTCTCAATGAAGGACTCCGATGGGATGATTTGCTCCCAATGCGGGAACGCCTCATCCAATCTCCGCGTCCACGTGCGCTGGTTATACTTCGCGTTGCCGCGAAGCTTGTCAGCGGTGGCGCCAGGGCCATGCTTTGGAATGACAGACTCGTGGTAGATTCGAGAATCTACACACGCGAAGAAGTCAGCCCACAGCAGGCGTCCGACTCGAGCGAACTGTTCGAGTCGATCAGGTTTCGTCTCCAAGAGAGACTTGTCTGACTGGCGGACTTCCTGCTCACACTCGACGTACTTCCGCAGAGCGGCTGTCACACGCCTAGGCGTGCAGTCAGCTTCAATCTTGGACCACATCAGTGTAAACTGACGTACGGCCCAGATCGCCTCTACGGAGGGATTGTCGAGCAACCGACCGCTAGAAGCATCGAACACCTGCCGAAGGAAACCTCCGAGAAATCGGGGGAGACCGCCTCCTCGCTGGAAACCAGCAAAGAGGTCGTCGGCGACATAGCCAAGGTCTAGACTTTTTTGGAAGTCTGCGCCGAAGCTAGCCAGGGTAATCGTCAAGAACGACAACCCCTCGCGTTCGATGCGACGCATGGCTGTTTTGCAGTCATGCGTGGTGCTTGTGCCGCATCGCATCCCCAAATCATTGAGGATGCACTGCATCAGCGGGATCAGGCTTTTCAAGGCTGCCTCCAGTATTGGGGGTTAGACCTTCCTCAGCCTGGTGCGTAGGGAGAGCTAGTTAGCTCTCCCCTCCGATGAGCTTAGTCCCCGACTCCTGAAGCTCAGTACGAAGAGCGTTCAGGAGCTCCGTGACCTCAGCCGGCGCGAATCCATGAGTCGGAGTGTCGATCACCGCGTAAACGCGGAGGTTCGATCGAGCATTCTGACTCGGGATGTACGGGTCAGCAGAGGTCTTGAACCAGGTGAGACTGAGGACCCTACGCGTGCGCTTTCCGTACGCGTGGGAGACCTTCATCTCGAACTGGCCGTCAGCCGACCGATAGGTCGACTGACTACCATCGACGGACACCTTCGGAAGACTGAAGGGAGCCGCATTGATGGTGATGGACTGGGGATCGGAGAGCACGAGGCAACGCCTTTGCAGTAGTGTGAAGGTGGGAGCCTCTTGTAAGAGACCCGCACACCTCAGACGCCGGATTAGCGTCTGAGGGACCTGGTACCGCCCTTGGATAAACCGAGAGCGGCTAGGATGGCCCATTGACGGTCGGAGAAATCCTCCGTCTTAAGGCCAAACCCATAAGGGGTAGCTCTTGTCCGTATCTTGGTGATTGATTCACCGATCAAGGGACAAGCGTCAGGGACCATGGCAGGGATGTTGTTATACACCGCTGGCATGATTCTGGCGACGGTCTGAGTACGACGAGATTTTGTCTCGTGCATGATGTACCCGTACCGTAGTACCGTGCTGTCGGAGGAAAGATGCGTGACATTGGAGAAGAAATTTCCCAAGTCACCCTCCCAATCCAACAGCCAGGACCATGGTGTGAGTTCCCAGAGGACATCAGGAGTAATCCTGGTGCCTAGAAGGCGGTCAGCCTTCTGTGCGTATTCCTCCATCCGACCGAGAAAACTATGTGACTCGGCGAGATAATAGGAGTAAGCCCCTGAGAACCACGTCCTCGACGAAAATTCGTCGAGGACCAACACCGGAGGCTGCCGAGAAGCGTACGTCGCCCCGAAATAGGGGTCCTGTGCGCCAGAGAGATAACCAAGCGGCTTGTCATAGACAAACTGTGCCGTGTGGTCAGTCTCAGTCCTCTCAATGTAGGACACCTCGGCGATCTGAGCTCTACGTCGGACTACCTTACCGGAGTCTCGACGCAGCTGTTCCACGATCAGGTTAGCCTGAGCGATGGAACGGGCCAAGTCTTGGATGGCAGCAATCATAGGCTTCCATCCAAACTCAACATTCAGGTATTCCCCACCGACATTCTGCCGGAAGGGCCCCTGTCTGCTGAGAATCTGCTGGAGAGGCAGTTTAAGGAATCTTTCCTTCAGCTCTCCAAGCAGCACGGCCAGCTCAGCTTCAGGACGCGTGGGAGTGGTAATGGATATGGCCCGTCGCCCGTCCATCTCGATTTTCTCTTGAGATGGGGGGCGGGGGTCGACCCATGGCGGTATGTTCTCGTTGTGGACGAAGAGTCCACCACGATAACGCACCGGCAGAGAGTGCAAGTCCGGGTCCTTCTGATATGCCGGATGAGCGAGGTTATAAACCCCGCTCCCGATCATCTGAAGTGGCCTACGACTCGTTGTGCGGAATTCGTTGCCGGTGTCATATCGACGCCGGTAATCATCACGGAATCCGCCTCGAATCTCTCTTCCAGTCCTAGCGTCACGATCTCGCTGCTTGTCTCCCCTAAAGGAGTAAGTAGTCTGATCGCCCTCCTGTAATCCAACCACATACCGCTGGGTGTGCGCAGGCTGGAGTTGTCCATCGAGGTAAGTAACACCCTCGAGGGGCACCCCAGGAAGTCTGCGACTCCAAGTGGTGTATGGCATGGATGGTCCTCCTCATGGAGTGGTGGGGCCGGTACGGGGACCTGCTGTCTACATTTGTGTAGTGGTAGGACCCGCCGGTCGGCGAGCCCTTCAGCTCGCACCGACCCCACCAAGAGTACACCGAAAGCCAGGATTGCTTAAGTCCTGGACGGTGCAGATGTGTGTGGCACACACCGGTGGGGACGATGGCGGTGCAGCTGACGGAGGCGGAGATGGTGGCGTGGGGGGAGCGCGCCGGGGCAGATCGGAAGAGCACACCTACTAA